GAGCCGAGTAACTCACTCGTAAAAAAAGAGATAAAGAAGAAGAAGTTTTTTAGAATGGCTTGTTCAGAAATGTTCAAGTCAGATCATAAAACGAGGTTTGGTGCGGTATTAGTGTTAAAGAACGGCAAGGTTTATAAGTCCCACAATAAGGATATGAAAACCCATCCTGCACTCAAAAAACATTATCCGTTCTACGCTGTGTCAATACACGCTGAACTTCAAGCAATACTTTCAGTAAATTCATATAGATACGATGATTGTATAAAGGGCAGTAAGATGTATGTCTATAGAGAAGATAGACACGGTATGTTAAAACCAGCTAGGCCATGTTCTTATTGTATGAACATTATTAAAGAAGCTGGTGTTAAAAAAGTTTATTTCACAACCCCAACGGGGTGGGAGTGTCATGTAATATGAGAAAAAACAAAGTTTTAATTGTAGATATGTTGAATATGTATGTCAGAAACTTCTCTGCTTTTGCTATGTCAAACGATAATGGCGAGTTAGTTTCTGGTCTATATGGAAGTTTGGCGTCTATTAGAAGTCAAATAGAATTACATCAACCAGACTATACTATAATTGCATGGGAAGGCCAAGGTTCCTCAGAGAGAAGAAGAAAGACTTTATCCTCATATAAAGAAGGTAGATCTTTTAAGGGTTTGAATCGCCGTCACTTTGATTCTTCTGATGAAGATGAAACACAATCTTTTGCTCGTCAGTTACTTTTACTTAAAGAGTGTCTTAACGAATTACCTGTTTTACAGTTAGGTGTGAAGTATTTAGAGGCTGATGATGTTGTAGCATACCTTTGTAAAAAGGTTTTAAAAGATGACTATGAAAAGATAATAGTCTCTAGTGATAAAGATTACTATCAACTAGTAGATGAAACAACTACAGTTTTTAGACCTATTAAAACCAAGAAAGACCCTATAGGTCAGTTTATTAATGAAGAGTGGATGGATAGTAATGAGTCTTGTTATCCACCAAACTATGCACTTATAAAGGCTTTATGTGGCGATAACTCAGACAATATTGAAGGTGTTAAGGGTGTTGGTGAGAAAACAGTAAAGAAAGATTTTCCTTTCTTATCTAATACAACAGAATACACAATTGAAAATATACAAGAACACGCTCTTGAGCAAGTCGCAAATAAACAAAATAGATATCAGAAGTATATTGATAATAAGGATTTAATAGAAAATAATTATAAATTAGTTCAGTTGTTAGATCCCAATATATCAACAACTTCTGTAAGCACAATCTTTAATATTGTTGGTAAAACACAATTAAAGTTTAATCCACCTAATTTTAGAATTAAATTACTATCCGAAGGAATTTCACCCAAAAATATTGATAATTGGGTTTCTTCTTTCGCTACGTTAAAAACAGATTATATTGAGATATAAAGGAGGTGTGTGATGGTAGATGGAGCTAATTTTGACGTATTTGGTTCTAGTAAGTTTCAAAATAGAGTTATACAAGGGGCTTTAACTGATAGGGTGTTTTTTGAAAAAATATTTGAAATATTAAAACAAGAATACTTTACTACAGAAGCACATAAAATTATTTGGGGTGAGATAACAAAACTTTTTAATAAGTATGATTCTTCACCAACATATGATATGTTAAGATTAGAGATAGCTGCTTTAGCTGATAGCGAAGATAAAGATGACGCCTTAACTATTCTTGTTGATATAGAAAAAACATCAAATAGACAAGAGATTGAGCACGCTAAAGAAAAAGCGTTTGAGTTTTGTAAGAATCAATCAATGAAGGCAGCAATTCTAACTTCAGTAGAACTTCTCAAAGAAGGAAAATTTGATGAGATACAAAAAACTATTGAAGAAAGTTTAAAGATGACAGATAAAACCGATATGGGTCATAACTATTTTGATTCATTTAGTAGTAGGAGCAAGGAAGACAAGAGACCTAATACTGTTCCTACAGGTTTTGAAATATTAGATCATAACAATATACTTGAAGGTGGATTAGCAGCGGGTGAATTAGGTGTTGTAATGGCGCCTACTGGTGGTGGTAAGAGTTTTATGTTGGTTAATTTTGGATATGGTGCTTTAGCCGCAGGTAAGAATGTTGTTCACTATAGTTTTGAGTTGAGTGAAAACAATATTGGAAACCGATATGATAGTCGTATAACTGGCGTCCCAACTAAAGAGATTGTTACAAGAAACAGAGAAGTAGAAACAAACCTTCAACGTTTCCAAGGTGGCCGTTTAATAATTAAAGAATACCCAACAAAGATTGCAACAGTAAACACATTGAAGTTTCACATTGGTAGATTGCAATCCAGTGGATTTGATCCCGACTTAGTTATCATTGATTATGGTGATTTGATGAGAAGTCGCCGTGGATATGATCAGAAGAGATTTGAATTAGAAAGTATCTATGAAGATTTACGTGGATTTGCAATGGAAACCAAACTTCCTATATGGACAGCCACACAATCTAATAGAGAAGGTTTTAGTGATGATGTTATTACTATTGATAAGGTTGGTGAAGCAATATCTAAGGTTCACGTAGCTGATTTCTTCGCAACATTCTCTCAACGTAAGTTTCACATTGGTAAGAATAGAATGGGAGCAGCTGGCGTTAATCTTGATATTGAAATTGATTATGGTAGCAGTTTAATTAAATTACATGAAAACAATAGTCAAGGTGGTTTATCAATGTCAGATAAGGTTAGTAATTTGTTGAACGAAGGTGATAGTAGAAAAAGAATATTTGATAAATACAGGGATAACATAGGAGTATAAGATGTCAGAGAGATACACCATAATGAGAACAAGTCGTTGGGGAACAACAGGAACAAGTCTTCAAACTATGGCAGTTTTGGAGAGAAGTAAATATAAAAATGATGATGCAATTAGGGCTTGCAACGAGATGATTTCCAATGATAGAGTTGGAACTAATGAAGAGTTAGAATATGAGGTTATCTTATCAAGAGAGAATGGTGTTCAAGAAATAATTCACAAAGTTGATAAGAAAGGAACGGTGAGTATCTAATGCCAACTTACGATTTCATTTGTGAAGAATGTGAAAATATTTTTGAGGTATCAATAGCTATCAAGGACTATGATAGATTCAGAAAACAAAGTTGTCCTAAGTGTAAAAACACAGAAAGTGTTAGACGACATTACACACCAACTGGTATCAAGTTTGGTGCAGGTTTTTTCAAGGATGGTTATAGAAGTGCAAAGGATGTAGGTCCAAGTAATGACGAATAATAGCAGCAATAATCAGTTTATAGTTTAATAAAATTTTATTATAATGGAGAGTAAAGATGATTTCAAGAGTAGAGTATTTCGGGGCTGATTGGTGTGGCCCATGCAGAACATTCAAGCCGGTTCTTATTGATTCTATAAGTAGTGAAAAGTTGAATATGTTTGATGTAGAAGAGAATAGTGATTTAGCATCTAAACGAGGAGTTAGATCTTTACCTACTACTATTTTATTTAACGAAACTGGTGAAGAAGTTAAGAGGTTTGTTGGTAGTGCTAATAAAAAAGAATTACAAAAATACTTAGATTAATAATTTAAAAGGAGCTTCAATTGAGTGAAATTAATAAGGTTGATAGTTTAACAAAATATTATAATGGAGATGAACTAGCAGCAAGAGTTTTAGCTGATAAATATCTCAAAGAAGACGAAACATCTCCAGAAGAGATGTGGAGAAGGTTAGCCGTAGAAATATCAGAACAAGAAGATATTAATAAGGCTGGTAAAAAGATATGGGAAGAAAGATATTATGATCTTCTTTCTGATTTTAAATTTATTCCCGGCGGTAGAATTATGTATGCATTGGGAAGAGATGAGAATGTATCTTGCACTAATTGTTATGTTATTCCTATTAAGGAAGATTCAATTGAAGGAATATATGATTGGTTAAAAGAGAGCGCTTTAACATATAGAAGCACAGGGGGTGTTGGAACAGATATTTCTATTTTAAGACCAAAGGGTATGCCAGTAAAGAACTCAGGCGGTAACTCTCCGGGCGCTTGTAGTTTTATGGATCTAATGAGTCAATCAACAAACACCGTTCATCAGAAGTTAAGACGAGGTGCTTTGATGATAACAATAAATGTTCATCACCCCGATGTTTTAGAGTTCATAGATATTAAAAAGATTCTTGGAAGAATAGAGTATGAAGAAGGTCAAGGAAATGGTTATAACAACTTATATAAGTTAGTTGAGCACGCCAATATATCAGTTCAATTAACCGATGAGTTTCTCCAAGCTTTAGAGGATGAAGGCAGATATGAACAGCGCTGGCCAGTAGATTCTAATAATCCTTCTGTATCTAACAAAGTATCAGCTAAGAAAGTTTGGGATGCTATTATTAAGAATGCTCATGCTCACGCTGAACCCGGTATATTCTTTGTAGATAACCACAAGAGAAATGATGCACTATCTTATGCCAATCCAGCCTTAACAACAAACCCATGTGGGGAACAATTTTTAGGTCCATATGCTAATTGTTTGTTGGGTCATATGAATCTTGATAGATATGTTGAAAGACAGCCCGATGAATTTCCCACAACTAGGGTTTTTCATTTTGATAAGTTTGCAGACGATATAAAGACAGCTGTAAGGTTTTTGGATAACTGTATTACATGGAATGATGGCAAGCACGCCCTTCCAGAACAGAATGAGATCGCAGTTAATGAAAGAAGAATTGGATTAGGTATTACTGGGTTAGGTGATGCTCTTATTAGATTAAGAGTCAAGTATGATTCAGAAGAAGCACTTGAAGTAGTTGAAAGAATAATGAGAACATATAGAGATGCTGCATATAAGGCTTCTATTGAATTAGCTAAGGAGAAGGGTTCTTTTCCTTTGTTTGACATAGAGAAGTGGGGTCAAAGTGAGTTCGTAGCTAACATGATTTCAGAGTTAGATGAAAGTATGTTTGAAATGTTAAATCAAACAGGTATAAGAAACTCTTTCTTATTAACAATGGCTCCTGTTGGCAGTGGAAGCATTATTGGTCAAGTATCATCTGGTATAGAGCCAATATTTGCAACTTCTTATACTCGTAGGGTAAGAGAACAAGACGGAGAAACATTCAAGGAATATAAGACTTATCCAAGAATAATTGAAGAAGTTTTTAATAACGATAATAATCTACCTAATTTTGTTGTTACGGCTCATAAGATAGATCCATATTTTAGAGTAAAGTTACAATCAGTAATACAAAAGTATGTTGATAATAGCATATCATCAACTGTTAATTTACCTAAAGAAACCCCCGAAGAAACTATTGCTCAAATATATTTGGATGCTTGGAGAAATGGTCTAAAATCTATTACGGTTTATAGAGAAGGTAGTAGAGAAGGTGTATTAATAACAGATGATGTGAAGAGTAAGAAAAATAAGGAAAAAGAAGAACCCCAAAAACGTCCTGTTGAATTAGGTGGTGTAACATATAAGATTCCTAGTGGAGTAGATGAAAAACTATATATAACAATTAATCCATATAGTGAAGATCCTACAAAACCATATGAGGTGTTTATAAACACTTTTGGAGAAGAAAGTTCAGAAACTAAGGCTTTAGCTGTATTGGTTTCAGCACTACTTAAGAATGTTGATGATATTGATTTTATAATTGATCATCTTTCAAAAATAACTTCTTCTGCAGATCCTGTTTTTTGGCACGACAAGGACGCACAAAGAAGGCATCAAATAACTACTAGATCACAAGCAGTTGCTATAGCACTACAGAAATTCACTTCTATTTCAAAAGAAAATTATGGTGTTAGTGAAAAAGATGAGGATGGAGCTAATTTAGAAAAATGTCCTAAATGTGGTTCTAAATCATATAAAAACGAAAATGGTTGTGGTAGTTGTTTAGATTGCGGATACTCCAAATGTAACTAAAAGAATTATATAATTATATTTATTATACAATGGTTATATCTCTTAAGGGTAAATGTGGTTTATTTAATTTACTTAAAACTTGTGTATATTTATATGTATGCACTAATTATGGAGATTTTAACTGTGAATTTAGAGGTGCGAATGCCTAAAAAACAAACAGAAAAACCCGGAACTTACTTCTACGGATCTTTAAAAAAATTAGTTGAAGACTTTGATGGAGATTTGAAAGAGATGACGAGATATATGACAGTAGGTCAGCTAACCAAGTATCAAGAAAAAAATGGAATGATATGGAATATAAGAACCGGCCAACTAGCATATAATCCAGAAACTAAAGAAGTCTTTGAGTAATTATGGGTGTTAAGATAGTAAGATTTTGTGAAGTATGTCTTCAAGAATTTAAAGAAGAAATATACACAAAAAGAAAAGATTTGAAAGGATCATTAAGTCCGGAATCAATCACAGTGATGGTTGATTTAATATGTGATAAGTGTAAGAAATGCAAAATAAAATAAGTTGGGATGAATATGCTATGGGGTTGATTAGCCCCATAGCTATTCGTTCTGAAGACCCACACACAAAAGTCGGAGCTGTGATATTAGATAGGAGTGGTAGAGTTGTTGGAACAGGATACAATTCTTTACCTAGAGGTTTATCACAAAACGATTTCCCCCTCACCAGACCAGAGAAATATAGTCATATAGTTCACGCAGAACTTAACGCTATACTATTTTCTGACATTTCAAGATTAGAAGGTTCTACATTATATGTATCATTTTTGCCATGTTGTGAATGTGCAAAAAGCATTGTTCAAGTTGGTATATCTAGAGTCGTATATGGAACAGAATATATCTCTAAGGATTCTAAAAGTGGTCAAAATATAGGCATAAAAATGATGCAAAAAGCAGGCATAAAGGTAGAGCAATACAGCAAATAACATATTGACAAATAGTGAATATCTTATTATATTATATATACAAATTTTACGGGAGATAAATTATGTATAATTACGATAGTAAGGTAGAAACTTATACGCATTTACACGTTCACAGTAGCTACTCACTGTTGGATGGTATTGGTAAACCATCTGACAACGCCAAGAGAGCCGCTGATATTGGTATGCAAGCATTAGCTTTGACAGACCACGGAACTTGTGCAGGGTTGTATGAGTTTCAAACAGCGTGTGATAAATATGGTGTCAAACCTATTTTAGGTAATGAGTTCTACTTTGTAGAAGATAGACATCGCAAAGGTTTAACTGATGATGAAAAAGAAGGTTTATCAAGAGAAGAACAAAAAGAGAAACAGAAACAACGACAAGCAAACCCTCACCTTATTCTGTTGGCAGAAACAGACGAAGGGTTACGTAATATATATCGTTTAAACTACTTTGCCAACAAAGACGGGTTCTATAGTAAACCTCGTATTGACTTGAGTTTACTAGCTCAACATAACGAAGGTATTATAGCTACCACTACTTGTATTATCTCTCCTTTCGCCAAGTATTATTTCAACGGTGAAACTGAGAAGATGAGAACTCTATTCAACAAGATGTATAATATCTTTGGTAAGGATAGGTTCTTCGTAGAACTACACCCACATGAAAAGTTCTCTTACAGAGACAACGGTTCAGACCAACACGCTCAACGTGAATATAACTTTGCTATGGTTGAGATGTTTCGTAAGAACTATGACATTCGTTGTGTGTTAGCTAATGATGCACACTACCCCGAAAAGAAACATACTGATGTTCATGGGTTCATGTTGAATGTTAACACCAATGGTAAGTTTGATGAGACTAATTGTAAGAACTTATACATTGCACCCGAAGAAGATATGCGTAGGTTTTGGCATGATAACGGTCACCATGAATGTATTGATAACTCTATCTTAGACGAGGCTATAGAGACAACCAAAGAGATAGCTACACGTTGTCACGCTCGTATTGATGTTGATTCACTCAAGGAACCTAAGTTTTCCGTTCCAAGTGGATACGACA